GCTATCTTAGAAATGTATGAAATGTTTGGTGAACGGATGCGTATTCCTGAACGAATTCGTCAGCGAAATACACGTGAAGGAATGATTGAAGCTGCGGCGGTCTTTTTTGTTTTAGCACGTTCTTCACAGATTTTTGGTAGTGCAAACTCCTCCTTTACAGAAATTGCTCGCGACCACGGATTTTCCCAACTAACAATCGTTCGTTAAATCTCAACCAGAGTCATTTCGAGTAAAAAAGTAACGGAGCGATTATTTACGTTCAATACATTTCCAAACTCATCTTCAAGTCGGATAAATATATTTTGAACTCGAGGAATAACGTTACCGTGAGCAATAATTGAATCATAGGTATCTTTATTAAGAGATTTTGTAAAATAAGAGACAGAATCTTGGTCTGTACAATAGAGAATCGCAGTTGGATTGGGTCTGCCACCACCAAGATAGATTCCACGGAAATCAATTGTTGTTCCGTAATTCATATAGACATAGATACGTTGTAGAGGGTTTACATTAACTGGATACGGTGATGTAAGTGTATATGTTGTGGAATTTGCATAGACGGATGAATTCAAATCGAAGCCCAACATATAAGCGGGATTTTTCTTGGCAGAGAGTCCTGGATTAAATGAATTGCGGTATGTATCACTTCCACCTTTACCGAATAAAAAACCAAAAACATTTGTTCCGTTTGATTTAATACTCAATACTTGTGAAACCTTACCTACGCTTACAGAATATGTATTGGTTCCATCAGCTGCCGTAAGTAGAGGTGCAAGTACTTGACTTATAAAGAGAGGTGTATAGAGTCCAGGCTCGAAAGTAATTGTTTTTAACGCAGAACCTGTATCAAATGTAAATGAGTTATAGGGTAGATCAATTGTATAAATAGGTACAGGAACGGTTCCACCCACAATCGTCATCGATTTAATACCTTGTATAGGAAATGGAGAGATCCATTGAAACTCTGCCGGATTAGGATACTTCACAAAATCACGGTCATTGCTATTAATTTCAACACGAATTATGCGTTCACGACGAGCAGGAATTTGAATATTCGCAGCACCTGAACCACGTGTTTTAAAAGCAGTAGGATCAAGTTCAGTTACATTCTTTCCATTTAAAACAGGTGCTATCTGATAATTGGGGTTTGGGTTAATATTCATCCTGCTTCTATTCCTTTTTTTCAGACGGTTTGGATTCCGTGGTCTTTTTTGCCATCCACATACGGAATCCATGTGTCTTTTCAATGAAATAGGATGAGCCAAGCATTCTCTGTGCGAGAATCTGGAGATTTCGTTGCTCTTGAGTGAGAGAAGCAAGAAAGGAGCGACCCTCTGCGGAGATTGGATGTTCAGGATGAGTATACTGCATTTGTAGTTTTAATTCTATTGTATATGCCTATCAAATTTAGGGTAGAATAGTACTTTTTTCATTTCCTGTTTCAACGATTCGATTATAAGGAGCATAAATTGTTATGAGTGAACGTGAAGTCAAATCTTCTAAAATTGTATCCACTGGTTCTCCAGGCAACGAAAAATACGGCATAATTTTTCCAAGAGAAGCTGGATTTACAATATATGCGTAACATCCCGTAAATCGCTTAATTTTCCGAATTTCTCCTTCTGGTTCAGCAAAGTATTTTTCATGCCCATATCCGAGTACAATCATGTCCCAATCACTTGGAATTTTTTTCAGGGTTTGTTCTAGATATTCATTAAATTTAGGAGAAAGGAGAATATCGTCTTCAAAAATCAAAACACCTGCGTTTGATGAATAGTCTTGTTTTGCGATATACTTCCAAAGTAACAAATGTGAAAAAAGTGCACCGAGTTCGCCCTGACGTTTCTTCGTAAAGTCTTGAATTGCCCAATGAGCCACGCCCATTTCGCGAAATTGTTTTTTAGGTATCTCTCGTCCATTTACCGCATTCCAACGCTCAAATGGTATATTAAAAGGCTTAAGTTGTTTTTTGAATTTGGCTAATCTATCCGTAGAGGATTCTAGATTAATTACGTACGTCTTTTCAATATGTAAGGGCGTGGGTTTTGGTGGCGGATAGAGTGTTAGAAAATACACCGTTACTGTAAAAAGTACTAAACAGAATACGAACAGGCTTCCCGACATCTACTATAGTAGTTTTTAATGTTAGGTTCCAATAAATAAAAAACAGAGAGGATAGGAAATGAGTGTAGATGAGATGCTCATACATCTGAAACGAAAGGGTCACCCGTTCGCGTCATTCAAAAAAGGTGATAGAATTAATGTAAAGAATAAGATGGTTAAAAGTTATACATATACTCTTGTCGAAGAACCAGGAACAAACTTCGATTCTGAGTTCAAACCGTATGCGACACCTGGAGAAATTCTTACGATGGGAGCATTTGAAGGAAAATACTTGAATGATTGCGTTGGTGAGTTTCCTTCCGAATGGTTCTTGGATGCGATTGCAATGGGAACTCTGAGTCCTCAAGGTGCAAATGATCAGGTAAATGCTTTTCGAGTCCACAGTCGTCAACCATTAAATGCTTGGCGCAAAGCGGGTTGGGTGCCTGGTGGAAGCGTTGATAAACGCTTTGGAGTGCTGAGCAGTCGCAAAAAAAATCCTGACGAACGTGGATGGTTTCAATGGTACTGTCGCTACTGGATGGGACGCCGAATTCCTGAGCTTGATGAAATTCAAATCAAGCGCTGGAAGGCATTTACACGTCATGCGGGTCAGATAAGGGCAAATTGTACACCTGGAGATCTGACCTGTCGACCTGTACAGCGCCAGGCACTTTTACAGTGGGCACATAATCCGTTTATTTAAGATGAGGCAATTATCCTATCAAAGGCTGTTTGAATAAATTCTTTAACATTATTTTTATAAAGACCACATAAATAACCGCCTGGTCTTGATCCTTTAACATTAAATGGCTTAGAGCATTCAAATGATGCTCTTTTTACTAATACTTTTTCCACTGGTCCATTATATAATAGATTCAGGTTTTCAATAGAGCGCCAATCCCCATTATAATACATGCCATGATGTAATATACGCGGATTTTCAGTACCATAGCTAAACCAATACGTAACTCTATAGTCTTTTTCTTTAATAGTATAGTCAATTTCTAAACCACAGGCGTTGGAACCACAGTTATTACAGTTTTCAAAATTAAAACCAAGATCTTCAGGTTTAATTGTGGTTATATCAAATCGTTTTTCAATTGTATTTTTACTAAAACACGATTCACACTTCTTAGTCTTCAGCGATGCCACCTGCTCCTTGAGCTCAGCAATCATATCCTCCATAATCTCCTGTTTGCTCCTATTCCGCAGGCGTTCAACCTCCGCTGCAATTGCCGCCTCCTTCTCAATTGCCGTCTTCCGTGCCTCTGCCTCAAAGATAGCCTTCTCCGCAGAACGGCGAATCTGCTCTTCCTGTACACGAGCACGAATCTGTTCCTCCAACGCCAGACTCTTGATTGTCTCCTCACGCATCTTTTCCTTCCGCTCCGCCTCAGTTAGAGCCTTTACCTTTGCAGCCTCCTCCTGTTCAAATCGCTTCTTTGCAGCGGCACGAATTGCATCATCTGTTACAATTGTAGGGCGGATCTCCTCAACACTCACCGTATTGGCATTAACATTGACAGTGATAGATGACATTTATTATTTCTACTTTTTATAGTATTCTAAACTAATTTCAAATTTTTTAGGTATTATAAGTAGAGATGGGTCAAACACGAAAACTCAAAAAATACTGGGGGTATCATTTAATTGTAGAGGCGGCTGGATGTACTCCTGAAGCACTACGGTCAAAAAAGGTAATTACGGATTTTAGTAAAAAACTTGTAAAAGAGATTAATATGGTTGCGTACGGTAAGCCGATGATTAATCATTTTGGTACAGGAAATAAAAAGGGATTTTCTCTCGTTCAACTTATTGAGACATCCAATATTACCGCGCATTTTGTTGAGGAGACAAATGATATTTATTTAGATATATTCTCCTGTAAGACATTTAGTCCTCGTGAAGCAATTGCTGTATTCAAAGAGTTCTTCTCTCCTCAAAAAATACGTGTTCGTTTTCTCAAACGCCAAGCACCGCATGTATAATCTCTGGCTAATCTGTAGATGTTGCGTGTAGCAATAGAACCGAACACCTTCGTAATTAAAAGATCACAGGATAATCAAAATCCGTATTGTCATCATTCACCAATTGATAAAGGAACTGTGAAGAGACAGCATGACGGACTTCTAAAGGAATTACCTACGTTACTGTCAGTTAAACTTGAGCCTCATGTATCTGTTCCTGATATTGTATTTGTAGCAAATGGAGGATTATCACTGCCTCGTCTTTCATACCCAGTAGTGATTCTCCCTTATATGAAATATGCGCAAAGAAAGCGTGAACTTCCGTATTTAAAAGCGCTGTTCCATGCGCTTGATGTGAAGACTATACCCTTTCCTGGCACACAAGATGCGCCTTTTGAAGGGCAAGCTGAACTCAAATGGTTTCATGGAGGCACAAAAGCGATTTGTGGCTATGGATTTCGCTCGACAGAAAAGACATTTCAGATTCTGGATAAGCTGCTTAGTCGAATCTATATGACAGAAGGTCTCAAGCCACCTGAGCTACTTGTTGTACCGATTGAGTGCTTTGATTATTATCATTTAGATGTTTCTATGCTTGAATTTAATGATACTAAGTGTATTTTACATAAAAAAGCATTTAGTGTAAAGAGTATTGGCAAAATAAAGAGGTTTCTAGGTGCCGAAAATGTGACTGTTCTAGATACACTTGATTCTTTTTGTTTGAATGCAGTTGTAGATGAAAAAAGGCTAGTTACACATAAGCTACAAGAGGTAGGGCTGAAAGAGAAGCTTGAAAAGATAACAGGTAAACAAATCCATGAAGTTGAGACAAGTGAGTTTGAAAAATCAGGTGGTTCGGTTCGCTGTATGATTTTTGATCTTCATATAAACGGTATAAACTAAACGCAATTTTTATAGACTAGAGGTAAATGAGTGGGCTGACATTCCATATTCTTTGTAAAACAAAAAATACGGTCTGGGACCCAGATGAATCACCTTTACCTGCGCAACTCACTTTTGTGAAAAACCATTCTGACGCAACTGTACTTATTTCAAATAATGAATTTACATTGAAACAGGCGCTTGAAGATAGAATTCAGAATGGTCGCACTATGCCAAAGGCATGTATTCTCTGGACAATGGAGCCGTATTTATCAACTCATACAAGCAAAAAACTCAATTTATATGGAATTCCTATGTATATTTTTAATCTCTGGAATCAAAATGCTATTTTTAATAATGGAATCTTTCTCTTTCAACAACATCCCACATTGCCACTCAAACCACTTCATCGTGAGGTGTATCGTTGTAGAGAGAATCTTGTCAAAATGGTTGCGCTCATGAACTATCCCAGGAGCTACGCAAAAGACACAGAAGCACGCAAAACATTTACAATAAATTGTCATGAATTTTGCGATATTTATGGAAAGGGCTGGTCAGACAGTTTCTCAAAAGGAAGTCACTTCGATTGGCAGACGACTAAATCTGGTATTTTAAGTAAATATGATTATAATCTTGCCCTTGAAGACTGTATACAGCCATATTATGTAAGTGAAAAACTCTGGGATCCAATTTTAACAAATACACTGCCTGTCTATCGCGATAATCGAACAATATACTATACATTTCCTCGCAATTCATTTATTGATATAGATGATTATAGCAGTGTTGAAAAATTGCGGCAAAAACTCTTTTCGATGACACTTGATGAATATAATGCGCGAGCAGATGCTTGCTGGGATTCAATGGTACAGGCATGGAGATTAAATAAGGAAGCAAAAGAGTCTTATTGGACACAGTCAGCACAAGAAGTGATGAAGGTGGTTGATACCCTATCGTAAAATTTGAGTATTTATTTCGTTCTCTATTTTTATAGGAACATGCATTATCGTCTAGAACTTCTTGTAGAACCTTGGGCAACAAAGTACTACAAGACTGATATGAAGCGTAGCGATGATAATGCGGGATATGATTTGTATTGTGAAGAGACACCAATTGCTGCATATTCTCATGATGTTGTTTTTCTGAATCAGGGTGTCCGAGCTCGGATGTTGCGCATTCTAGGAGCGGAACCTTCCCCCCCTCACGCAGGTACTCATTATACTCATGGACTACAGACTGAGGAAGAGGTTCATTATAGGCTTGTACCTCGGTCTAGTATCTGTAAGACAAATCTCTTCATGGCAAACTCCGAAGGAATCATTGATAAGTCGTATCGTGGTCCGGTTAAGGCTCCTGTAAAGAACTTTATGACCCAGGCAAAAACCCACGTTACTGAGGGTACACGCCTCTTTCAGATTGTTGCGCCTGATCTGGGTTGGATTAAGGAGATTGTCATCGTGGAGACACTACCTGAAACCGCACGTGGTGAAGGTGGATTTGGTTCAACTGGAAAATAAAGATTCTCAGTAGAAAAATGATTGCCCGTATACTTTCTATTTTTTCATTGCTGGCTCTTGCTACATCTCAAACATGTACTTCATTGACTTCAGTCGTTCAAGGAAATACAAATTCTCCTCCTGCTGGACTCGGTATTCCCGACTGTGCGTATTTAACTGCTAACTCGGCTGCGATTTGTAATACGATGGCTTCATGGGATATTGCGAATACGGATACATGCTATTTGAAGGGACCTGGATATGGATGTCAGATTGTAGCTGGAAGTTTTAGTACAACGAATTCAATTTATTGTCAGCTTGGTCCGGCTGTTGTTGCCACTGCTACAAACTCTGCGAGTTCATCCGCTACGGCTACGGCTACGGCTACGGCATCGGCTACGGCATCGGCTACGGCATCGGCTACGGCTACGGCATCAGCTACGGCTACGGCATCAGCTACGGCTACGGCATCAGCTACGGCTACGGCATCAGCTACGGCTACGGCATCAGCTACGGCTACAGCTACATCTACATCTTCATCATCAGCTACATCGAGAGCTACAGAGACCGCTACAACAACAGCCAGCCCAACACCATCGACAACTTCTAGTGCCACTCCTACGCCGTCAACAACGTCAAGCCTCACAGCCACATCTTCATTTACTCCTGTTCCCTCAACAAATATAACAATTATTTATGAAATAGCTCCCATGTCAAAAGGTGTTGCATCAGCGATTGGTCTATCCGCTATTTTTGGACTAGGTCTTGTTCTTGCTTGTTGTGCTTTCGTTGGATTTCGATTTAGACGGTCGCGTCCGAATGAACTATTAAAGCCAGTTGTAGTTGCGGAACGTAGACCTTCTACAGTAGCACTCGCAGAACGTAGATCCTCAAAAGTTACAGAGTCACGTAGAAATTCTGTAGTAACACCTGAGCGGAGAAAGTCAACCCTTGAACTTCGCAGTGTTCAAGTTGATACAAAGGAACGTACGTAGAAAACTAATGTAAAGAGCACACCTCCCCAAAACGTATCCGCCAGTGCAAACAGTGGCTGATATTTTTTCAGTGTCGCAAGATTTGTAAAATCATAGACGGCATAGGTTGCTGCACCGAGACCAAAGGATTCCGCTGGAGTTGTAGGTATAGTTGCTAGAAATCCAATAGCTAGATAGACTATAATCGCAGGAATTGGGTTGAGTACTAGAGCTGAGCCCTGTATATCACGAATCATTTCTCCTGACCATTGTGAACCTAAGTAGAGCCACGGAAGGTCTAAGATAAATGCTACTACGGCTAAGAAAATCACAGTAAAAATCGTCGCGCGTTCAAACATGATGGATAGAGTCTTCTGTTTTAGATAGGAAAATGTCTGTCCATCTGGAGGCGTTTGAATGGACAGGCGAACCAAAGCGTATTTTTATTGCTGGTGCTCTTAACGAGGCTGTACAGATTTTCCTACGGATTCAACAAGAACTTTTATTTCGTGGAAGACGTTGTTTAGTACTTACAGATGATCTTAAATCGGGACAACGTCTACGGATTTTTCAAGAGAATTGGGATTTTATTATTCGGATTCGGGGAAATCTTGATTATTCACTCTTTGCATCCTATTTACAAAATGCCGGTAAACCGATTTCAGTTCTCTGGGTCGGCTCAGAAATACCTGGTGTCCTACTCAAAAAGTTTGAGACAGTTTATTGGGTCTGTATTGGAAGTGGACTGCCAAGTGTGCGTGATACCTATTATACTTTTCTAAGTCCAACACTAGCACCATTAAAATATAAAGATTGGTTTTTAACACAACAAACTCCACAAGGTGCTGCGATACTTGATAGTCTTGAAGAGTTTAGGGAAAAGAAAGCAGGGCTTGTAGTGTGTCCGAATCGTACCGTAAAATGGTATGATGCGGATTCAAAAACTCGAGGAGCTGAAATTAGTGTTGAAGATGTATGTGAAGTACTCAAATGGTGTACGGGTCAACTTGAAGGGTCAGACGATTAAGCCATGCACGGCTTCTGTCCCTTGCCAGTACCGCACGCTTCAAACCCTTCGTAACCCATGGAGTAACGCCACATCGCCTTGTGCGCAAAGTGGTAAACTAAGGCAAAGACTACGCCGTGAACGACCGCGACCGTCAACTTGGAACCTCCAGGCGGCAGACGCAGCAGGAGACCGGGTGTTAGGAGAACAAACAGCAGAGCGGTGAAGAACGTCATGGTCCAGTTCATTTTATTCTATACTTAACCAAAAGATTTAGTTCAGTATAGAGACTTAATTAAGAAATTTATTTATGCTCGTTAGCTTTCTTATTGCTTCTTGAAAAGCTTGAACGTACCCTTCTTGGCGACATAGCCTAACTTACGCAGCTTCTTGATTGCCTTAAGCCCCGCAGCGTGCTTGCGGCGGCTCACAATCTTACCCTTGTGACGCATCAGGTCCTTCTTGGTGAGACCACCGGACGTGTGACGCGCCGTGCCATGCCAGACCTGCGCCTTGGAACCAGACGCCATCTTGGCACCACCCTCCAGGTTGTTGCCACGGTTCTTGCGTGTGCGACGACCACCAGCAACTACAGTCAAAGCCTTAGGATCCATTATATTTAGCACTGACAAAATATTTACGCAGTGGCTTTTACGCAGTGGCTTTTACGCAGTGGCTTTTACGCATAGCTCTTCTTCTCCGAATCCGAAAGCTTTCCCCACATCTCACCAAGCTTCTTTCCCATTTGCGGAACCTTCATACCAGGATTATCCTTCATGAGCTGAGGACGCATCTTATTCGCAAACTTCATGTAGCCACTCAGCTTACGCTTGCCACCTTCCTGCTTATTCTTCTTTGTCTTATTACGCTTGCCACCTGCGGGAACAGGATTACCCGAAGAGTCTATCGGATTACCATTCCTATTTTTGTAAATAGGTAAATCATGTTGTACAAACTGTTTCGCGGCCTTAATTCTATTACCTGATGAATCATCAACTATAAGAACAGAATCAAATGATACTTTATATTTATTACCATTCTCAAGTGTCAGAGTCTTCTTATCTTCGCTTAATGAAGCCATTTCTACTAAGGTCCTACATTTCTAATCTCGGAGTTTCTCCCTTGAGAATTCGAGCAATTAAATTCCTTATTTCTTTCGGGTCATAGACACCAGCAAAATGAACAAGAAAATCGCCCTGCGTCCAAAGTGGCTGCCCTTCAATCCCTCGGAGAAACGCATTGAACTTTTTGTGATCAGCCGTAATCTCCGTTTTAAGAAAATCAGCTTCACATTCATCAAGAACCTTAATCATCGCAGCATTCTCCCACCAAACATGATATAAATAGTCAGTTCGTTTCCATACTTTCGACCAGAACTCACGAATCCACGGAGTATTTCGGAAGAGAATATTACCGGAGTTAATATGACCGCACGCATCCAATGTCATCAAAAGATCCTTATTAGCAGGAAGCAGTGGAATCATACAGTCTTCAAGGCGAATAGCAGGATTTGTAATAAAAACATCTGCATCTGAGAGCCAGACCAAAGCACCTTCAGGTAGAGATCGGAGAACAGCCTGAATAAAAGGAATCTTTGACCATGGAATAGGACGCTCGCGGTCCCAAAACTGTTCGCCACCTTGTATATAGGTGTAGTCATGCTTCTTTGCGTACTCCACTTTTGATTGTAGAGCTTCAGCCAGCCCAGTACGATAATCTTCGCCTATTACAAGCGTGAGTATAGTCACACTCATTTGCTGAATATATGCTGAAATCTTAAAGTAGGTTAGTAAAAATTTGAATTTAGATTTACCCGTTGATTATGTAAGCATATTATGTCAAAGGAGCGTTTCGAATATTTTAAGAATAAGGAGGGTGATTATATTTGTAAGTTTTGTGATAAGGTGTGTGCCAAGCAGAGCACAATGCACATGCATTATAAGGCAAAGCATTCTGGAGAACTCCCTTTTGCCTGTGAAATCTGTAATCGCCGCTTTTCACAGAGGCAGATTCTAGACCTTCATACACGAGCTCGTCATACAACCGATGATGAAGGAGAGATGTTTCAATGCCCTTGTTGCAACTTTGAGTCTTCAAGTTTTGCAAATCGGATTATTCACTTTACTCGAAAGCACTGTCGCGAGTTTCTTGATGATATGAAAGACGGTACAGGTAATGAGATTACTTGTACCGAGTGTCAAAAGACATTTAAGAGTAGTACAGCATTTTACTATCACGCAGGTAAGTGTCTTGATTCAATTCAGGGTGTTACTATTCCACACCTTGATGAAGTGATTACAATCGGTTGATTTAATCATCTTTCAGATTGTTCATTTCATGTATAAGACCATAAAGGTGATATCCACCAGCTCCAAACGCAGCGATAAGTAGCAATTCATAATATGGAGTCTCTGTATTTTTTCCTTTCATTCCAATTGTAATGAGAAGAGGTCCAATCAAAAAGAAGTGAATCGCACTAATCCAAAACATCGGTGATGAATTTACATAACGAACATATGCCTTATATCCATGATATACAGTTACGACAATACCAAGAACTAATAGAGTTGTGAACACTTCATTCGGCGCAGCAGAGCGTTGAAGTCCAACATACAGGAACAAAGGGACTACAAATAAAAGATGAAAAAGTGCTAAAATAACATGTCCATTCATTCTAAGATTCTAAGTAGAGCACGGCTATTTTCAAGTGCTCCTTCAATCCATGCCTGTTTCAGAGAGAAACTTTCACCACAAATATAGAGATTTGGAAGGGCATCAAATGGTTGAAGACTTTGCTGACTTGCTTTTACTGGGTCATAGAGACCGGGTGTCCAATAGCTCGCACCTGATTCCCATGGATGCGATTTTACGGTCGTTGGATAGGGAATCTCTTTTTCAGGAAAGAGTCGCCGACATTCATCTGTAAGTAGTTTTCCTAAGACTTGTTCATGAATAGGTTTTGTTCCTTTAGCAATATTTGACCAGACTATTGAATCACCTGCGTCCGTATAGGAAATCATAACAATACCTTTATCGGGGCGAACAGGAATAAAGTAACGAAGATGAGTCTTTGTCACAAATTTAGGAATATTCTCACACCAGAATCTACCGTCTGTATTTGGCGGAAATACAGCATAGATTCGATGGAGGGGTTCCATCTTTACAAACTTTAGTAAAGGAAATGATTTGAACATCGGTATTTTTTTAAGAGCATCAACGTGAAGAGCACATATTACTTTTGATGCACCTATTGTTTGAATGGCTCGTTTATCGTGTAAACTTGGAGTTCCAGTACTAAACCAAAGAGTTATTGAACCATCGAGTTCAGGTGCGAGATTTTCAAGTGTGTAGTGTGTATAAATCTTAATACCATGTGACCGACACTCTTTCTCTAAGCCATGTATAATTGAGTCGAGTCCCTCTTTACAAACCGTATAGCCACTACTTGTGCCCATTTCTCCTGTAAAACTACGTATCGCAAGATCGGCGCGTAAAGTATAGAGTTCCGCACGATACGCAAACGGATTTGTAAACTGCTTAGCCTTTGCTTCACCAAAAATACGAATCAAAATCTCCATCAGTGTATGAGTTCCAAGAATCTCATCAGGAAGCATTTGAACGAATGGAAGCCATGTGCGTAGACTATCATCAAATGGATTTGGAATCATAGGAGAACCATATGTTTCAATCCAACCACTTTCATTGGAAATCGGTATTTCATGGAGACTATATTTATGTATAAGTTCGCGCGTCATATGATGAGTATGATGAATACGACCCGCACCTTCTTCCCATTGTAGTTTCTTATCATGATAGGTCAGAATACGACCTCCAAGAACTCTGTATTTTTCAAACACGGAGATCGTTGCTTTCGGATGACGTTTAGCAAGTTCACATGCTATATAGAGCCCTGCGACTCCACCACCTACAATCGCGTAGTCTAGAACCATTCACTTAATAAAGACGGAGTTAATCCAATTCATTACTTTCTCCGTATCCGCACTGGTTACTTTACCGAGATACTCACTTTGCTGAAGCGCAACAAAGGTTGGAATCTTCGATACTTGGCAATAACCAGGTGTATACTTATTTTGGTCAATGTCGCATTTGTAGAAGGCTACCTGGGGAAATGCCTCAACAATCTGCTTATGATTTAGGTCACGGCAGTATCCGCACCATTCAGCTGTAAAATAGACGATTACATATTTAGGCATTACCTTAATACGCTCATCTTTTCCACGACCGAGCAGAGCTTCAAAATACTTATGATCCGGGAGGGGTGTCATTGTGTACATCGGGTGGGACATCGTCGTTATTTTCTTGCGTTGAGGATTTATTTGATTTACTAAATCGCGCCCATGTAAGCCCCAGTGCTCCAATAAAGACAATAAGTGCCGTCCCAAAGAATACATATGAACTTACATCGGCTGCGATCTCAAGTGCGCCGCCCTTTTGCGCAGCTGCAGCACGAAGTACATCTGGATTTGTAAAGGCTGAAACAGAATCAGCTGCAGCGACAATTTGAGGTGCCTTTTCTACAAGAGCAGCTGTATCCTTTGCTGCAGCAACAGCAGGTGGAACTATCTTTTGGACAGAGTCAACAACCTTTTCAACTGCGCATTTTGTATTTACTACAAGACCAAGTGCTGCTTGAATTGGTCCTAAAAAAGGCGCAAGGGGTGCTGAAAACATACCAAATAGAGTTTCCCTGTCTTTTACCTTCTCATATGCACTCGGTGTCATGACATTTTGCGCTGCGCCCGTTGGTTGCCAATAAAGTGTCGCAGGAAAGAAACGTGGTGTACCCTCTACAAAGAGGGATTTTGTGTCATAGAGTAAATAAAGTCCACAATAGGCTGACCAGAGAACCGAAAAAAATGCCAATATTCCAGTAAGTGTAAAAATGAGCATCATAAGACCTCCAATAAAATCCCCAGACGCGAACTGACTAATACCAAAGGGAAGACCAAGAAACGCACAATATAATAAAAAGAAAAAGGGTCCAGGAGTTTCATCAGGGGCTGCTCCACCTTCACCATGAAAAATACCAGCACCAAGACCTGTGCGACCAAAAAAGGGAAGCGAGAGTCCATATTTTTCAACGGATTCCCAATCACCAAATGTCTGGACAATATCATAGATCCACCAGAATCCAAGACCCAGAATATTTACAAGAACTTTAAGAACAGCTGTTCGTGGAGACCGTAGAAGAAGATGGTCCACTGCAAAAAAACCACCAAGTATTGTAACAAAAGTAAAAAATATAGGTGAGATTTGTGACCCACCCCATGCCTTTGCGGATGTATGGTCAAATGAACCTAGGAAAGACATCCCTACTAATCAGTATCCGTCTTTGTACTAGGGAAACAATCCGTAGGCACTTCAAATCCTTTGGCTCGGAGATTGGATACAAAGTTTATTGGAAAACAGGCTGCGTCAAAGAATCGGTGTGATGTCAATTGAGGATCAGGTTGAAGAATTGATACGCGACCCGATGTCATTCGGAATCCTGTATACTTGAAGTTTGTCAAGACAATCATTTCATTTGATTGAGCATGAAGTTCAAATCCCCACAAGGCAAATCCATTATGCCAAAACAGGAGCCAAATATCTTCAAACTCATCATACACTGTATCTAGCTCATTAAAGTCAACTCCTATTTCAAAGAGTTCATCGTGTTCTGGAATAGACCATCGGTCATTAAAGCCATATCGTTTAAGTAAATATTGTCCAGTTTCACGTATACGTTCTTGTGTTATAAAATCATGTTCTATCATTTTCTATCATTGTATGATATTCAATGAGAGTTTCAATTTTATCAGTTGTTTAGATTGTAAAGAGAACTCCACCAAAACCATCGACAACACGAAGTACATTGTGATTTGTAGCATAGACCCGAATTGTAGAGTTTCCAATTGCAGGGGTTGTACCCTGCGCTGTAGTAATTTGAAGTACAATACTATCAATCCGACTCGCATTCATTGAACCACTCGGCTGTAGTTCCTCAGGACGAAGTGCTAGACTATAACAGTAAATATAATCGTCGGATGGAATGGTTGTGTGACGTTGCCAGGGTTGAACAAGACGAAAATACGGTGCATCACGAACTTGAAACCTATCAAATCCATCAAGTTGGAGTACCGCAGTGGAGAGAATATCTGTTCGCACACCTGTTTCATTTACACTGAGGCTGCTGAAGTTAAACCACTCCTTATTATTAATTACAGCCTGTCGCTGAAGAACCCAGATAAATTCACGAACTGGATGATTGAATTCAATCGGAACAGGGATTGATTGTGAACTAGGAGGAATCGCAATTTGCGATGTATACTGAATCTGCTCAATTAGATATTCATGCGCTGTACTGACAAAGCGACGACGTTCATCGACGTCGAGATAGACAAAATCACCGTATAAAGTTAAACTTGTAATGTGTGCTGGTTTTACAGTAACATCCGTACAATCAACTATAACAGTAGGAGTCCAGAAACACTCTTGTAAAGGTCTAAAAGTAATATTGATCCGGACAGGGTGATATTGAAGAGCAAGTAAAGGTAAGTAGAGACCGGGATTCTTACAGAACCAGAACTGAAGAGGGACATAGAGTTTAAGAGGTCCGACCAGTGTAGGCTGTGAATATCCATCGACTTTACCCATCATATCGTAAAAACCAAATTTCTGAGACTCAGTTGTTGTTAGACTTGACCAGATTTCCATCCATTCACCTGTCTGGCGATCAATCTCCTGTTCGCCAATTGTCACACTGATTTCTTTAATAAGGGCATGACCAATAGAATTTACATAGGCTACAGGTTCACCCGTAGTTGAGAGAAACAGTTCAGGAAGAGTAATCTCTAGAATACAGGGTCCAAGTAAATCTCCACTCCGAGGAACGAGCCAACTGATCTTTTTTCCAAAGTCAGGTTCATTGTCTGAATACATTTCAACGGCTTCAACTGCAAAATTTGTATGGCGACGATACACAAATTTAAACCATGTAATCTGAGGATTTCCCGTCAAGAAAACGTCTTGTTTTCCAACTGCAACGAGTTGTAATAGACCACCGTTTCCAGTCATCTTGCGCCGCTTCTGAATGATGGAGTGATTCTTAGTAGAAGGTAGTAGCGCGATGGATCCTCGCTTATATGGAAAAAGAGGTTATGACATGGATTTAACGGTTTTCCGGTCACTCTTCGCACTTGATCCTAACACAAACATTCCCATTAGTACAAATTGGCTCATGACATCAGATGGAATTGGTGGTATTCAATGGGAGAGTATGGCGTGGTATATGAGTACTGTAAGCATATCAAATATAAAAATACTTGATGTAAATAAGGCTAATGCTATACCACTTCATAATCTAACAATTCAAAATGGTAATTTATTAGTTGATGGAGTAGGTGCTGTAGGTTCTGGTATAAGTATTATTCAACTTGCAAGTAGTATTACTGGACTTGGTTCAGCTGGTTATGTAAGCACAGCAAGTCTCTATAGTACAGTTGCTGGTCTTGGTACGGCTGGGTATGTAAGCTCAGCAACTCTAGCTACAACTGTAGCAGGACTTGGTACAACAGGATATGTAAGCACAGCAAGTCTCTACAGTACAGTTGTTGGACTTGGTACAGCTGGATATGTGAGCTCAGCACAGTTTACTAGTTTTTCAAACTTTATCTATAATCCAATTTCATATATTTCATCTGGTAATTTATTTAGTACAACTGCCAATCTGCTTGGATATATAGATGGTTTTGTAAATTCACAAGGAACTGCAATATCAAGTTTTACCGTAAATGGAACTGTAAATTTCTTTTCTACCCTTTCAATTGGAACATTCGTATATGTAAATGGAAATATCTCAACACTTAGTACAAGTATTGGCGATGCTATTGTAAATTTGGGCACAACACCTGGTTATCTCAGTAGTTTGAATAGTCGGTTTCTAAGTACTGGTAGAATTGGACTTTCAAGTATTAACTTTATCGATACGGTTACAGGTGTAACACAACTTGCTGCTATAACAAATGGAATCTTTCAAGTAAATGGTGCATCCATTACAGGAGATGTAAGTAAGGGCAATCTAACCTCAACTGTTGTTGGATTAGGAACAGCTGGATATTTATCAACTATTGTATGGGGATCGCTTATTAGTACAGCAAATCTGACGGGGCTCATTAGTACTGCAAATCTGACGGGGGTCATTAGTAGTGCGAATTTGACTGGGCTCATTAGTACTGCAAATCTAAATGACTTCATTAGTAGTGCGAATTTGACTGGGCTCATTAGTACTGCGAATCTAAATGACTTTATAAGTAGTGCGAATTTGACTGGGCTCATAAGTACTGCGAATCTAACTGACCTTATAAGTACTGCGAATCTGACTGACCTTATAAGTACGGCAAATCTGACTGGGCTCATTAGTACTAGTTTCTTTGATACACAGATTACGAGTAGTCTAGTAGGTTTGGGTAATCTTGGTTTCCTTTCAAGTTTTAATACAACTACATTTAGTACAGGAACTGTAAAAGCATCTTCAATTACATTTATAGATATAAATATACCACCAAGTGCTAGTGCGGGTCTTCCTAGTCTATTGTATACAAGTAGTGGAAAACTTATGTTTAATGGAGCCTATGTAACAGGTTCTGGAGCAGCAGTAGGTGTATCTCAGTTAGTTCCAGGTGCTGGCATAAGTATAACTCCAGAAATTGGAACTGGTATAGTCAGAGTCACAGCATCTATTACGAATATGATTGGTCTTATAAGCACACCGAATGTTGCCAATATTGTAAGTACTGCGAATTTGAATGGGCTTGTAAGTACACCCTTCTTTGATTCACAGATTACAAGTAGTCTTAATGGTCTTGGAACTGCGGGATATATCTCTTCAACACAATTACAGAGTACTGTAGTTGCGCTTAGACAGGGATTTTTTGTTGTAAATGCGAATAGTGTATATTTAATTGGATCAGGAAATACATTAACTGTGAGTAGTCTACGAGATATTGTATACTTAAGTTCCTTTGTACAGTCAACTGTTACATATAAAGGGTCAAATGGAAACATCACTCCACAATGGACTGCGGGTACACAGCCAATTTATTTTACAACAGCGAACCTACAACTTGATTCATTTTCAACATTAATCACATCAAAAGCAACTGTAACAATTGAAGTATTAGGTAACTTTACATTTAGTCCACTTGCGCTTCCTAAGAGCCCTGTGCCAATTTATATGTCAAGTTTTGTTCAAAGTGGAGCAGTAGGTAATAGTAACTATCTAAGTAGTCAAATGTTTCAAACCATGTTTTTTCCTTCAAATTATAATAGTGGTACAGCTGGGGGACTATATGGAAGTATAAGTAACTCGTTTTCTCCGAGCATTAAAATGAGTATTCCTGGTTCAGTTATTCAGAGTTTCTATCCGAATGCGCCTTTAGTCTTAGGACACTATCTTCCGAATGCTGTTACACTTGCAACTACACAAGGTTTCTTAAATTCTAATGCAAGTGTTTTCTTTGGTTCAACGAACTCCGTATTTATATCAGTTCAAAATATGCCTTAGAGTAGGGAATGCATAAGCGAACATATGACACAGATGAAATAACACTTCGCAGGGTCTATGCTCTATCTACAAATAATCAATTTGTTCCTGCAATGACTGTACTCACTGCAGATGGAAAAGGTGGAACCTATTGGGCAATTCCGAGTACATTGGGTTACAATCCGAGTTTTAACCAAATTGTAACCGATGCTGCTACATTTACAGCGAATCTTCGCTATAATACATTAACACTTAGTGAAGGTGGTGGAATAGGATTTGTACAAGGCGCAGGTACAAATCAACTCTATATCTATTCAAAGGGATTTAATCAACTGAATGTTGCAGGTGGAAATAGTCTCTATGGATTTTCAAGTAATATTACTAAACCCGCTCTGAACTTTGTAGGTGCAGGAGGCATAAGCCTTCAAGCGAATCCAGAGACAAATACTCTAACATTTACCGCAAATGGTCAACCAATTAGTACAAGTCTAAACTCGTTTCAAAGTTTAAAAGTCTTTCCGAACCTCTCGACACCTACAAGACAAGTTTCATCCCTTTCAGGATACAGTGTTCTAAGTGCAAATAATTATTCAAGTATCTTAACACTTGCGGGTACAGGTCAGATTAGTCTTACATCAGACTATAATGCAAATGCTGTCTTTATTGGTCTTAACACGAGTACACTTGTAACATCTAATTTAACAACACAAATAGTAAGTACAGCATCGATCTATGCATCCACTTTAACGTTAATTGACCTGGTAGGTGGAAATCCAAAGAGTCTCTATTCATATAATGGGTCTCTTTTTTTGAATGGAGTTGTTATTTCAGGTGGTTCTGGAGCAGTAACACAGATTTATGGAGGTAGTAATATTGTACTAACAGGCGCAACGCCTGGACTTGGCGATGTTACGGTAAATGTGAATACTAGTTTCTTACCAAGTACAGTAATTGGCCTTGGAACAGTTGGGTATATCAGTACGAGTGTTCTTCCTGGAGGTTTGGTGTCAACGGCAAATCTTGCCAATTTAATTAGCACAAGTTTCTTTAATAAACAGATAAATAGTCTAAGTGTTGGAATCCTCTGTGCCAGCACTTTTATTAATGATAATATCCATATTCTTGCAGGATCGAAACTTATTTTAACATCTACTGTTGGAATAAACTGTAATACTCCAGCGTATACTCTTGATGTAAATGGAAATATAAATGCAAATACTGGATATTTCTTAAATGGGGGGGTGTTTACTTCAGATAGACGTATTAAGACAAATATAGTTAATGCTAATTTAGAAACATGTTATTCAACTGTTCGTGACTTATCACTTCATCGGTTTGAGTATACGAGTTCCTTCAGACAATTGAAAAATGATGTTAAACAGATTGGATTTATAGCAGATGAAGTTGAAACAGTCTTTCCCAAATCAATCTATACAGCTCCTGTAAATAGAGATGGACTGAGTACATTGAAATTTGTAAACTTTGAACAAATACAGATGGCACATTTCGGTGCCACCCAATACATGGCAAGTCTTTTGGAACAGCAAAATTCGACCATTGTAGGTCAAAATGCGAGTATTGGTTCACTTCAATTGGATATACTTAACCTTTCAACTACACTTGGTCTATTTATGTCTAGATAAAAACGTTGCTTATAAGAAGAATGGCTTCAAGAAAAACATATGACACAGATTTAATTACTCTGCGTCGTATTTTTGCTGTACGACCTGGAACAAATGCTCCGATTCCAGTAGGAAATATTTTAGCTACAACAACAACTGGCGAGGCACAATTTACAACGAATCTAAATGTTTGTACGATTAAAACCTCTACAATTAATGCCGGTTATGGAAATTTTATAAATGGTGTATACGGTACATCCGACCGTCGTATTAAGACAAACATAGTTGATGCTAATTTAGAAACATGTTATTCAACTGTGCGTGATCTTCCACTTCATTATTTTGGATTTATTAGTTCATTTAGCGATATTAAGAGAGATAAAAATCAATTAGGATTTATAGCGGATGAAGTCAGCACTATTTTTCCAAAGTCTGTTTTTATAGATTCAATTACAAATACTACATTTAGTACGATTCAACTTGTAAATTATGAACAGATTCAAATGGCACATTTTGGTGCAACTAAATATATAGCAAATTTACTACACCAACAGACGTCAACAATTGTGGGACAGAATGTTATGCTCTCACAACAAGCCTCTACATTACATGCGCATTCAAGTCAAATAAATCATCTTACAGATTTATTTCAAACTTTTTTATCACGGTAGGTTGTTTGATAGTATTTCTATTATCTAGTAGGGGTCGATGAGCCAACATAAGACATATGACACAGATATCATAACCTTACGACGTATATTTGCTGCGTCGCCTGGTTGTAATGTACCTGTAAAAAGTGACTATGTCTTAACAACAGGTGAATATGGAGAAGCAAAATTTATTGACCCTTTATCAATTTCCTCAATAAACGCAATTAGTTCTCTTGTAAGTATACTTCCGAGTGGAATATCATCTCTTTCAACTGTGGTTGGAAATATTGATATTAATGGTATTAAAGAAGGATTATCAAGCTTATCAACTGCGATTGAAAATATAGCAGTTGAACATGCAACCTACACAATTAGTAGTGTAGATACTCTATATGCTTATGGATTAACAATTATTTCATCTGCTAAAAATGTCTATTTGAATCCTACTGGTGTTTCTACACAAAGTATCAGTGCTGGAAATGCCTATCTTTCAAGTCTGAATTTTATTGACTCGGGTGGATTTGGATTTTTAACTGTAAGTTCAGGAGTTCTTTACTTGAATGGTTCAACAATTCAAGGAACGATTACATTAGCAAATATTACATCTACTGTGGCAGGACTTGGTAGTGCTGGATATGTTTCAAGTGTTTCTGGGCTAATAAGCACGGCAAATCTTGCGAAACTTGTATCAACAAACTATTTGGCAACGCAACTCGGCTCCACGGTAGTCGGTTTAGGAAGCGCTGGGTATCTATCAACTCTACCTTCAATTGGAGGTTTTGTATCCACAGCAAATCTTGGTGCCCTTGTATCAACCGCAAATCTGGGCAGTCTAGTCTCTACATCATACTTGGCTACTCAACTTACATCAACATTAACAGGGTTAGGTACGGCTGGTTATATTAGTACATCACAGCTTTTGAGTACAAGTTATGGACTCTCTCAACAAATAGAGAATGCACCTGGCTCAGCAGTTACACCTGCTACACTTACATCAACTGTAATAGGTCTTGGAACTGTTGGCTATATTAGTAGTTCTCAACTTCTCAGTACATCCGCTGGACTTGCTGCTCTTATTCAAAATCCACCAGGAAGTATAACAACTGCGAATCTTACATCAACTGTTGTAGGTCTTGGTACAGCTGGGTATTTATCAACTCTTCCTTCAATTGGAGGTTTTGTTTCAACTGCGAATCTAGTAAATTTAGTGAGTACATCATATTTTGCAAGACAACTTGGCTCAACAGTTGTGGGTTTAGGAAGTGCTGGTTATTTATCAACTATTTTTTCAACAAATCGATATACTACTCTTTTTGTGAATACAATCTCAAGTGGCCAAGTGTTTGCATCTTCTATTATAGCACGAACAGTAAGTTCAGTAACTGTGGAGGCTGGGGTTATTGGTGCAACAGGTAATACTACTTTTTATGGTGATGGTTCACATATACAGAATTTAGCTGCTGCTAATCTTACAGGAACACTACCCTATTCTGTATACGGAAATCAGTCAATACCACTTGGATCTATTAATCCACTTGGAAATTTAACCATTACTGGAAATCTAAATGCTGGAAACTTGATTGGTTTAGTAAGTACACCTTATTTAGATACTCAGCTTACTTCTACTGTAAAAGGTCTTGGCTCAGCAGGGTATTTATCTACGGGCTTTTCAAGCTTAATTGCCAGTAGTTTTTCATCTTCAAATGGTTCCTTTCAACTTC